CGGATGGCTTCCGGCGCTTTCGCAATGCGTACGTCGAGACAGCGAAGGGCAGCGGCAAGAGCCCGTTAGCGGCCGGCATTGGCTTGAAGGGCTTGGTCGCCGATAACGAGCCGCGCGCCGAGGTCTACAGCGCTGCCGTGAAGAAGGATCAGGCGCAGATTTTATTCCGCGATGCGGTCGCGATGGTCGATCAGTCGCAGGAACTCGCGCGGCGCTTAACGAAGTCGGGCACCGGCGAGCGGTGCTGGAACTTGGCCTATTTGGAAGAAGCATCGTTCTTCCGCCCGATCGCGAGCGACGAAGGGCAGTCCGGGCCGCGACCGCACATCGCGTTAGTCGACGAGATTCACGAGCACAAAACGAATACGGTGATCGAGATCATGCGCGCCGGCACTAAGGGCCGCCGGCAAGCGCTGATCTTCATGATCACGAACTCCGGCAGCAACAAGCTCGGCCCGTGCTGGCAGTACCACGAATACGGCGCGAAGGTCGCCGCCGGGCTGGAGATTGATGATGCGTTTTTTCCTTTTATCTGTAGCCTGGATGAAAATGACGATCCTTTCGCCGACGAATCGTGTTGGCCGAAGGCTAACCCGAGCTTGCAACACGCCGATCTGCCGGGGCTGAAGTACATCCGCGAGCAGGTCACCGAAGCGAAGGGCATGCCGAGCAAAGAAGCGATCGTACGCCGGCTGAACTTCTGCGAATGGACGGATGCGGCGAGTCCGTGGATCAGCTTGGAAGTTTGGAAGTCGCACCAACGGGAATTTGATATCGACGACCTGCGCGGCCGTCGCGCGGTCGCCGGACTGGATCTATCGAGCACGACCGATCTGACCGGGCTGGTGCTGCTGGTCGAGCCGAAGGAGTCTGAGGGCGAGCCGTGGCTGATGCTGCCGTTTGCCTGGTTGCCGGATTCCGATCTCGCGCGCAAGTCGAGCGCGGATCTGCGTAGCGATGCCTACGTGCGCTGGAAAGCCACCGGTCATCTGCTAACGACGCCGGGGCGCGCGATCAGCAAGCGGATGGTGCTGCAGAAGCTATCGCAGCTCTGCGCGTATTTCGATATCTCTGCCTGCGCCTACGACCGTTGGCGGATCGAGGATCTACTCGCGATGGCTGCGGACGAAGGGATTACGCTACCGCCGATGAAGGCATTCGGCCAAGGCTACAAGGACATGAGCCCGGCGATCGAGACGTTCGAGCGCATGCTGCTAAACGGCGAGATAGCGCACAACAATCACCCGGTGCTGAATATGTGCGTCACGAATGCCGTGACCACGAGCGATCCCGCCGGCAATAGGAAACTCGACAAAGACAAGGCCACTGGCAGGATCGACTTGATGGTTGCCGCTGTGATGGCCGCCGGCGTGACCAATACGCCGAAGGTTGCGGAGCGGAAATATCAGATGCTTTTCGTATAGCCGCATTCTCCCATCGCAGATCATCGCCGCCTTCGGGCGGCTTTTTTTTGGAGTAAACGAAATGACACGACTCGCGCTGCCACGAATACGCTTAGACGCTAGGCCGTCGGGGCTGAAGTTCCGTGCGCCTGCGAGCGCGGTCAAGCGCTGGGACAAGCACATCGCGATGGCTTCGAAGCCTGCTGCTGGCGAGATCTTGATTCTCAATGAGATCGGTCCCGAGGAATGGGGCGGCGTATCTGCGGCGGCCGTACAGCGGCAGTTAAAGGCGGCCGGCAAGAATCAGGTGAAGGTGGTGATCAACTCTCCTGGTGGCGATGCATTTGAAGGGATCGCGATCTATAACCTGCTGCGCGAGCATCCCGGCAAGGTGCTGGTGAGCGTGCTTGGCGAGGCCGCCTCGGCGGCGTCGATCATCGCGATGGCCGGCGATCGCGTGGAGATGGGCGAGGCGTCGTTTCTGATGATCCACTCCGCGGCCGGTATGGTGATGGGTAACAGCGCGGATATGCGCGAATTCGCCGAGCTGCTCGCCACGATCGATCAGTCCGTGGCCGAGGTCTACGCGCGGCGCACCAGCTTGTCGGTGAAAGACGTGCTGACGCTGATGCAAAAAGAAACATGGATGACCGCAAAGGATGCGGTCGCCAAGGGCTTCGCCGATGCAACCGTCGCCGATCCCGAAGAAAGTAAGTCAAAAGCGAGCGCTTCGCTGCGCTCATCCTTACCTGCTCTTGCATTCCCAGCGCTGCACGCCGCGTCAGGCACACAGCACGCGCCTGCGGTTCGCATGAGCGTCACTCCGGGCGTCTCCGGGCGTTTCAAAGGCAGTGCAAACATGAAAACGATACAAGAGCAGTTGAACGAAATGCGCGAGCAGCAACGCGCGAAGCTCGACCGTCAGGGCGAGATCAATCTGATGTTTCAAAAATCACCGGAAGATATTACCGACGAGGTGCGCTCGGAGTTCGACGGGATCGATTCGGAACTGGTCGAGTTGGATGACCAGATCCGCATGAAATCCTTCGAGCTGCGGATGCAGGCGTCGGCGCAGCCGGTTCGCTTGGCAAACGCTGGATCGCGGAATATCGCGACGCGCGGTGCGCCTTACCTGAACCTGAAAAACAAGGATCAGGACGAGAAGTTCAAGGGCCAGAACTACACGCGGAAGGTGATCGCGATGGCGCTTGCGCACAATCATCACGTCTCTCCGGTGGAAGTCGCACAGGCGCGCTGGGGTAAGACGAACCCAACGCTGGTCGATTGTATTCGGATGGCCGCCGTACCTGGCGGCGGATCGGATTCCGGCGAGTGGGGTGCCGAGCTGGTGCAGACAGATAACCGCTACACCGGAGATTTCATCGAGTTCCTGTACGCCATGACCGTGTTCGATCAGGTGCCGCTGCGCGAGATTCCTGCGCACGTGACCGTGAAGGGTACGGACGGGGCCGCTACCGGATACTGGGTGGGTCAGTCTAAGGGTATCCCGGCGACCGAAGGCAGCGCTTCTAGCGTGAGCCTGACGCCGCTTAAGGTGGCCGCGTTGGCGGTGGTGAGCAATGAACTGCTTGCCGATAGCTCGCCGGCTGCGGAAACGTGGGTGCGCGATCTGCTCGCAGAATCGCTATCGCAGCGTGTGGATCAGACATTCTTGTCGGCCACTGCCGCATCGGCCGGCGTCTCGCCGGCTGGTATCCTCAACGGCCTCTCTGCGCTTACATCGGCAGGCGCGACGGCGGATAACATCCGATCGGATATCGAAACCCTTATGGCGCCATTTATTACCGCGCGCCATGTTCGCGGTTTGGTGTTCGTGATGCCGACCGGGCTGGGCCTCGCATTGCAATTGATGCGTAACAGCTTGGGCGTTCCGGAATTCGGCGGCGTTAGCCTGACCGGCGGCACGCTTGAGGGCTTGCGGATGATCACCGGCGATAACGTTGGGTCTGGCGATGTCATCCTGCTCGATCCGCGTGAGATCTGGAAGATCGGCGATAGTGGTCTGCAAGTATCGATTTCGCGCGAAGCGACGATCGAGCAGGACACCGCACCGCAAGGCGCTACCGATACGCCGACCGCGGCCTCGGCGAACATGACCAACATGTTCCAAGAGGACAGCACGGCGATCAAACTGGTTCGCCGGATCAACTTCCAGAAACGGCGCACCACGGCCGTTGCCTACATCGGCGATGCAGCCTACGGCGGCGTCACGAGTTAAGGCGTAGCAGTCAGCAGCAGCACCCGGAGCTGGCAACGGCTCCGGGTTTTTCTCTAGGATGACGAAATGAAAATGCGAGCGTTAGTCGCGCTGGTCAATTTCCCATACGGCGGCAAAGCCTTGAAGATCGGGCAGTTGTTTACGGCCACGGAAAAGGACGCGCGTATTCTTGCGATATTGAAACGAGCGCAGATCGATCCGGCAGGCATACCCGGTGAGACGAAGGACGTGGCCGATACACCGCCGCGGCTGCTCGTCGAGGAAGCGATGGCGACGCACAACGAGCCGCGCAGGCGTGGGCGTCCACGTAAGTTCGCGGTGGCCGAATAATGGCGAGCGCCGTGGGTGCGTTCAAGCGGATCGTGACCTCCGTCGCGTCCGTATTCCGTCCGAAGATGCAAACGCTCTCGCCGGTAACAGAGAGTAACCGCGGCTGGTTTAGCATCTTCGACTTCAAGGCCGGCGCCTGGCAGGCCGATGACACGCCGATCAATACCGA